TCGCCTCTGGAAATATCGTTGGTGGAAATTTGCTTCAACTAAATGCAGCTGGTCAGGTTTTGCCTTGGGTTCACACCCAGACAACTGGACAGCCATTTGGATTAGCAATTGAATCCAATGTGTTTTTCCCCCTCCAGGCAGCTAATGGAGAACAGGCAGGACAAGGTTTTGACTATACCAACTTCAATCGTGGTGGACTCGAATCCGTTTACAACAACGGTGGAGATTTCGTCCTTTATGATGATGGTCGTGGTTATCCTTATGCTCGTGGTGGAGTAACATACGCAGTTAACCAGCCAGTCTATGCTTCCGCAGTTACAGATGGTCTTATTGACTCTGCAGCTACAAGCACAGTTCTAGTTGGGTATGTTGTCAGTTTCGACGTTGCAACTGACCCAACACAGCTCGAAATCAAAGCTACTATCTAAGTAATTAGATACTAGATCTAGTTGTAAACATGATTGGTCGTGAGACTGACATGTATTTTAAAGGAGAAATTTATGAATGACAAGCTAAATGTTGAAGCTTCCATGGAAGTTCTCTCAAGCGCACAGGTTGAGGAAAAGCTCACCCGTTTGATGAATTCCCCAGGTGGACTTCAGAAAATTGCACAACAGATGCTCTCGCCCCTAAAGCGCGAACTTCTGTACGAAGGTCGTATTCGCCAACTCTTCCAGACCTATAAACTAGCTCTCGGAGAGGAAGCCGTATTCGACGCTGATGTAGATGTACCAGCAGCCAGCATCTCGGTTGAAGGTCTTCCAGCACAGCTCGAAGTTCTCGCAGATCGTATTCGCGTAGAAACGTCACCTATTTCTACACGTCCTATGATTCGTTGGAATGAATCGAACTTCCGTAAATATGACGTTCTAAACAGAACACAGGAACGCGCAAAAGCATCAATCATGCTTCAGGAAGATACTCGTGGTTTTAATTTGATCAACTTCGCAAGCGGTTTGACAAATCAGACACCCGCAGCATCTCTTGCTGGTACGACTGCTGCAACAAACAACCCATCGGTGATTCCAAACGGAGCACCTGGATTGTCAATGTACACCTTGGCTACCGCAATCGTAACCCTAAGCTCCAAGCTTTTGGTTGCCAGCAAGCTATACATCAATCCAATCACACGCAGAGACTTGCTTTTGTTTAACAATGCTCCTGCAGGTAATGGTGGACTTGGAATCTTCGCTCCTAACTTCCAGGACACAGCTCTAAAGGCTGGTCGTGTAGGTGGAATCATGGGCGTTGACGTTCTAGAGTCTGTCGTTGTTCCTTCCTCAGCCTGTTTCGTCTTGGCTCCAGCCGATTACCTCGGCGTGTTGGCAATTCGTACAGACCTGTCAGTTGAGACAATGAAAGATGTAAACAAGATGGCAGATGTATTCGCTATCTGGGAAGATCTAGGATTCTTGATCCGATACGCTAAAGGTATCGTCAAAATCACACTTCCATAATCTGTTGATAAATAGGAGGGGTCGCAAGGCCCCTCTTAGTTTATCAATACAAGTTGCAAAGTTGATAAAGATATGTTATAATAAAGAACGAGTTTGTTTTGTGGGCCTGTAGCTCAATCTGGGGGAGCAGGTCCTTTGCAAGGACAAGGCTGCAGGTTCAATTCCTGTCAGGTCCACTGAACAAATTCAGTTTGTTTCGTTGTCTTGTAGCTCAATGGTAGAGTACTCGGCTGTTAACCGAGTTGTTACTGGTTCGAGTCCAGTCGAGACAGCCAAACAAATTTATTCCCCCTGTTATTCGTAGCAGGGCGCGGGGTTTCTGAAGTGGGCTCGTTCCCATTAGTAGGAGCAACTCCAGCATTATGGCTGTGCAGGGCAAAACCCGACAAGGAACATAGCCTGACGTAGAAGTATAATTGACGTATAAGCCCTGATTAGGGTATGCGCTCATTGTAGCAAACCTTAGTCAGGCACAATTTGATGACTAGGCAAGCCTCTTAACAATGCTCATTTTGGCCTAGTGTAATTTAAGTATACTCAGCAATTGGTCCTATAAGAAGATCTTATATCCAACCTGAGTCAATTTCGCGGGGTGGTGCAGTAGTAGCATGTCGGCCTCATAAGCCGAAGATCGTTGGTGCAATTCCAACCTCCGCAACCATTTGGTGAACCTATTGTCTATGCGACTGGTGACTAGGAGGCTCTTTTGCAGGGGCTTAAAGATAATCTGGGGAATTGCTTCCCCGAAGTGCATAGTCCACCAATAATTATTGCAAGATCGCTACTTGCCTACCCTTGAGTGCTAGTGTATATGGGGATAAAATAGTTAACTAGCTCCAATTTTGAAAAGAAGTGTATTTACACTCACGCCTCGATTAGAAAAATCAAGAATTTGAATTCGATTCGAATTTTTAAAAATCTAATAATCTTAAGGAGATTCAAATCATGCCTAGTAATCCAAAACCCACATTAGCAGCAATAAGTCCTACACAAATTCTATCAGGAACAGCTTTTACATTAACTGTTACTGGAACAAACTTTATACCAACTTCCAAGGTTCATTTTGGTGTATCGACATTAGCTACAACATTCCTTAATAGCACTACATTAACAGCAGTTGTGCCTTCTACTATTATTGAACAACGACTTGGAACAAAAAATGTTCATGTTACTAATCCTGCTCCAGGTGGTGGAAGTTCTAATGTTAAAGTATTTGAAGTATATGGAAGTTTGATTAAGGTAGTATCAAGTAATTTATCTACTGATCTTGTTATAGCTGTTACTGGTGATAAAACTAATAGTGCTGTTGTTATTCCAGCAAATATTACAGGTTTTGATCTAGGAGCAGTTTTAAGTGGAGATCAGTTGAATAGTGTTCAATCGTATCTTGCACGACTAGTTGGAACTAACAGTATTAGCATTGTATCTTCAGCACCAGCTCTTACTTATAATGTTGAGACAGGAGGAAGTTCTGAATCATCAAATAGTTCGCCTTTCATTAAAGCACCAGTACGTTTAGCTTCTATTACACCCCTCTCTCCAGTTGCAACTTATAATAATGGAGTTTCTGGGATTGGAGCAACACTTACAGGAAGTTCAAATTCTCAATTAATTGTGGACGGTACATTAGCAAATATAGGAGATCGTATTCTAGTGGCTGGTGAAACAGTACCATCTCATAATGGTATTTATACTGTTACAAATATTGGTCAAAGTGGAGCAGCCTCTTCCGTCAGTTTTCCAACGAATTCTGATTATAGTTTAGTTTCTGATCCTACTTTTGCAGATGCGTTGCCCAATCTTTCAGCAAGTATGTGGGTAAAAACTTCTTCTTCTGCTGCATGTAGACTTATAGGTAAAACAAGTGATGCTACTGCAAATGGTGGTTGGAGTGCTGATATTCTAACTGGTGGTCAATTTGCTTTCACATTATGGCAACCAAATGATCAGTTCCAGTATGTAACTGCAACTGTTGCTCCTTTTAATGACGGAGCTTGGCATAACTTTGCAATGACATATGATTCTGTGAATGGTAGTGTAGTGTACATTGATGGTGTGCTTGTTCCACAAACATCAAATTCACCTATCCCAGGAACTAATTATTCTTCTCCTGATCTTCTCGGTATGGGAAATTGGGATACTTATGCTGGAAGTTTGGTAGGTAATATTACTCATATTCAAATATGGAATACTACATTAGCACCATCAGATGTTGCTATATTAGCAACTGGAGGATCAGTTTCTACGGGATTGATTGCTTCCTGGGCTTTTGCAGAAGGGGTAGGAACTACAGCAGCAGATTCAATTGGTGGTAACACTCTCTTTTTTACAAATGTAAATTGGATTGGTGATGCTCCCTCACAATTAGGTGCTGTTGGATCAGCTTACATATTAAATAGAGCAACAGACTTTAATACGTGGAATGATGTTCCTTCTTCTTTAGTTACTAGTTTAGAAGGCGTTGCTGAAGCAAATTCAGAGTTCTTAAACCATTCTTCTTCAGTGGGAACTATTGGAACTACAGCAATTACGTTTAGTCCTTTAGTTACTCTCGTACCTCCTAGATTAACAGCAACACAAATAAGTGCTGTTCAAAATCCAACTGAAGGAATGATGGTATGGAATCTTACTACACATACTATTAATGCTTATGATGGGACATCTTGGAAAGCAGTTACATTAAGCTAAATTAAAAAGATTACATTAGGAGGGGTCGAAAGGCCCCTCTGTATGTAGTTTTTATGGGCATTATATCAATTTCGTATACTCACCTAATTGCCTAGAAGAGAAATATAAACTTAGTTGCATTAGATAAGAATATGTAAAAATATGAAGTAAATAAGGAGACTCACAATGACAGAAAATTGGATTATAAAAGGCAACAACATAATTGAGCAGGTTGTATCAGATTACAAATCTCCAGTTATTACAAGTGATTCAGAAATTTATGTTCGTTCTGGCAATACTACACTTCTATCAGCATCTACATTTGCTGTTTTGGGTGACACAGCAGTTACCAATACAGGAGCTACAGTACTTAATGGAGACTTGGGTATTTCCCCAGGATCTTCAATCACTGGTTTCCCTCCAGGCACATATACAGGAACACTTCATCAGGCTGATGCAGCTGCAGCACAAGCTCACGCTGATGCAACAGCAGCAGCAGCAGTATTGATCGCTATGGGTCCTGGGACTGATATCAGTTCTACAGATCTTGGTGGTTATGTAGCAGTACCTGGAGTTTATTCTGCTTCCTCAACAGGAACATGGTCAGCTGGTCCATTGACATTAAATGGTGCAGGAACCTATGTATTCCTATTCGGAACAGGTCTTACACTTCCAGCAAATGCTTCTGTCGTATTGCAAAATGGAGCAACAGCTGATAACGTTTACTTTGTTACTGGCACAACATTCACATTTGGGGCCAATAGCACTGTCAGCGGAACAATCTTAGCTGGTACTTCTATTACATTTGGAGCTGCAAGTGTGCTTAATGGTCGAGCATTAACATATGGTCCTTCTGGAACAACAGTAACATTCCCAAGTGCAGGAACAGTCACTGTTCCAGCTACTTCTGGAAATGCATTTAGTTATCAAATTACTGCTATTAACTCACCAACAGCATTCTATGCAACGTATTTGCCATGGGATCTGGTTATTAATCATAGTACTGGCTT